ACCCACGTGCCGCGCCAATTAATAATGGTAGGTAATAAATCAAGCCGTGATAGTTGGTCCCTTAGCGCGTCGATGTCGGCCATCACTCTAATCCATTGGGATAATATTCCGCATATACATTGCCAGAAGCAGAGTTTGTTATAGTGCCTATTGTGCCATTTGTAATCAAAAAACCATTTATCGCCGTCAATCCAGCGGTTCTTGCGTCAGCCACATTGAAATATACTTTTCCGAAATTGAAATAGGCCGTGTCCGTCGTATTGGCGGTCAAAACTACTTCATTGAGAAATGTCGCGGATGTATATGTGACCGTTGAAGGAGGAGACGCAACTATATACTGAAAGGCCAAAGAGATTGTCCGCTGGTTGCCCACTGCGCCGGCATAATTGAAGCGGAAATTGAGAGAGGATAAATCGATCATAAATATACCATTTGGATTGGGAGCGCCATTGGCCAAATAGTCGTTAAAAACACTTGGTAAGGCATATTGAACAAATGGAATCGTTCCAGAGGAACCGGCACTAATAGTCGCACCCACGGGGTCCAGCGACTGCCCAGCAGTCACAAGTGATATGGAAGGCACCAGCGCGGAAACAGTAGGATTCTGGGTGGTTCCCGTCACGGTGATTGTGGCGTCGGCCGCGGCAACACTAAGGACACCCGTATTGTCGATGGTAGGATTCAATCCACCCGTCGTTGATAGTCCAGCGCCGACGGAAAGACTGGCAAGACCGGTGTTTGTAATGATGACATTGTTCGCGTCGCCAGAAATAGCAATTCCCGCATTACCCGGGGTAATAGCCACGACGCCGGTATTGGTAATAGTGGGATTATTGCCCGGTGAAACACTTATTCCGGGGCCGGCTACAAGGTTGCGAACGCCGGTGTTTGTTAGGGTGGGGTTCTGGGCCGTGCCGCCCACCACTATACCATCACCGCCGCCAAGGGTCCGAACACCAGACGATTCTAAGATAGGCTCAGTGGGCGTGCCAGTATTGATAATGCCACTGCCAACGCCCAGAGTAATAACGCCGTCGTTATTCACGACGGGTGTCTGAGGATTGAAAGGGAATGTGATACTGATTCCAGCGCCGGCTATGATGGACGTAAGGCCGGTCGAGGAGGCAGATAGTTCGGTCCAAGTCCCATTCGTGGAAGGGTCGCCACCACCAAGAATGGTCTTCTGGCCGGTCAATATGTATGTGGCCGCATTTGCTGGCGATATAAGAGTGTCATATTCGTAATACTGCTCGGTAGCGGACCAGAGGCCGCGCCAGTTCATCGTCGTAGGTAATACACTAAGCCGATCAAGTGGGTTTCTTAAAGATTGGAGGCTCATTTCTATATATAATGATTTTTTAATCAAGGCGGGTAAATGACATACGCACGTTGGTAAATGTGGGAACTTGACCAGCCGCCGCCTTCGCGCCGCTCAGCGTGATTATGTCAAGGGCCGGTGGCGCAACCGCGGCACCCACTGTCAATACGCCGGACACGGAGAAGTTTGTCGCGGCCACGCCCACATTGGGGAGGATGTCTATGACCAGAGGCAGCGCACCCGTGCCGCTGGGGGTCCAAGTCCATCTGTTCCAGTCATCGGCGGTCGTCACAAGGGGGCAAGTGTAAGTGCCGGAGAAGGTCACCATATACGAGTAGCCGGGCAGAGCGTCATAGGCGGCGTTCGCGGACACTGCGATTACCGTCGCACCAGCGCCGGGCGTCGTAATGGTAGGGTTGTAGTATCCCGCCCAAGAGGACTGAGACAACTTCTCCCACAGACCGGATGTGTCGTCGGCGGGGTCATTGCCACCCTTCACGCCGGTCTGGGCGGGGCCGCCCGGCACCAAGGGCGCACCACCCACCATCAGATACGCGCCGCTATTTACCGACGAAAGCACTACATCGTTGAGGTAATACTGGCTGGCCACGTCCCAGTAGGGGGAGTTCGTCAGCGGGTCCTTGTTCGCATTCAGACCGAGAGGCAGAACGGCAAGACGGGAAACGGGGTTCTGAAGACTTTCCAACGACATCTTGTTTTATACTATAGATATACATTTTTTGACCGGAACAAAACCTATTATTTGTGTGAAACACGAAATGTAGGTTGTGTATATTTACATCAAACGACCCGCCAGTCCGCCACGGCGACCGGGAGCCGCCGCCGGAGCCGCGTGGCTGCGACCGCCCTCCATTCCTTCTTTCTTCGAGGCGTGGCTGCCCGACTTCACCATCCCCATACGGTTCGCCAGAGCAAGCACCTTGCCGCCAATCATACGGGCCAGACCCTCGCGAGTGCCAGCGGGGGACAGAGGCGCTGCGATGATGTCTTGCTCGGACAGAACACCCTTGATGATGCGGGAAGAGCCGCGGATGGACTCGAAGAAGCCGCTGTTCGCCGTAATCACGTAGATCTGGGGCTGAACGGGGAAAGGGAAGGTGTTGCGGGCGCGGAGGTTGAACTGGAGGGTGAAGTTACCCACCAGCGACGGCGCTTGGCCCGACTGGAGTGTGAGGTCCATTGACGGCTTCAGCACGAGGAAGCCGCCCACCGTAGGCACGCGGCCGCCCACGGCACCAGCCGGGGCGCGACCAAAGCCGGACCACGTGTTCCAGTCCATCTCCAGACCGTTCTTCACGGACATATGGTATAACTGCTCGGCCGTGTGGGAGGACAGCAGACCGGAGAAGTTGTCGAAGTTGATGGAAAGGGGCTGGGTTGTGCGGGCGCCATTCACTGAGCATTCCAGAGGGAGGTAGGCAGCGCCGAACTGGGGCAGAGAAGGGTCAAGGGCGCGGTTCTGTGCCGTAGTCGCCGAGTCCGCCAACGCCTTAACGTAGATGATGAGAAGGTCGGGAATCTGGGGCAGTGTGATTGTCTGGGACTGTAACTGCTGGACATCCCCACCGTTGGGGTCACCCGCCGCCGCCATCACGGTATTCTGCTGCTGCGTGATATAGCGGGGAAACTCCATATAGGGAACAACCGACTTGGGAGGAAGCGGGATGTCGAGGGAGGGCGTGAGAAACTGGCAATTCACCACGGAGTCGCGGAAAGTGCCGCCCGGAACAAAGGTGTTGTAAGACACGGGCGCGGTGTATTGGGTCTCGACATCGCCGCCACCGTAGTAGAGTTTCTGAGAAGAGCCGACCTCCTTGTTGCGCAGACGCAGCGCACGGTTGGGGTCGCGCATATTCATCACTAACTGGATGTTGTTGATGCCGAAGAGGCCCGTGTCGCTGGAATGCTCCTCGGAGAAGATGAAGGGGGACAGAACCAGTTTCTCGGATGTGCGCCACTTGAGAAACACGGAGTAGAGGCCATTTACCGTGGTGTCTTGCTGCTCCGTAGAGACGGGGACGCCATCTACGGTATTTACTACGAGGCCGTTGGCAAGGGTGTAGGCTCCCGCCACCGTGCCTACAAGGGGCGTCCCCGCCGGGTCGGTGAAGACGATGTTCGCCCACGCGCCGTTAGGAGGCTCGGCGTAGTTGTGGGCCATATTGGTATAGCCGCTGATAGGGTCGTTCTGGGCGTTCAGAGCCGCCAAGTTCTCTTGGTATTTGTCCAACATTGTCGGGCAAGTGCGCTGGAGGCGGTTGTCCTTGTAGTCCGTCAGACGAAGAACCTCGGTCAGAACGTCTTGGGAGTTGATGGTTACTGTGGTGTCGTTGATGGTCGCCGTAATCGTGGCGCAGAGGGAGTTCAGCGGGAAGGCCGCCAGAGACCCATCCGTTCCCAGTTCCAGCAGAGGCTCGCCAATGGGATACTGGCCGCCGTTGGTGTCGTTAAGGCGAACATCCACGCGGAGAAATACCGTAGAGGCCCAGTCGATGTCGCGGCTCACATACACGTTCTCGGAGGGAACGTAGATGTTGTAGGTGTGCTGGGACTGGGTCTGGGAGATGGCTTGGAAGGGGGAGTTCGTCAGAGACAGTGCGCCCTTCTCCACAGCATACTTGGGGCGGGTCTGAACGATACGGTCATCAAAAACGGCCAACTTCTCAATGTCAGCGCTCATCGTGGTTTATACTAAGACGGCCGAAAATATTTAAGAACGATAATCGAGTTTGCGGAACATCATTTTTATAGAGACATCGGAGGTGTTGAACATAGTGAGGGGAATCAGTTCGCCGGTGAGTCTGTATTTCCAGAAAACTTGGATGTCTATGTTGCGGATTTCTTCGTGGGAGGCACTCATAGAAACCATTTTGTATTCGGCGGTAGGCTCGTAGAGGGTAAAGTCGCGCCACCCCTCGGCCTTCTCCACGGCTTGATCCACCACAAAATCGCAAATAATAGGCTCGAACGCCGAAGGGCTGCCAACAGACCCGCCCACATTTCCAGACCCAATGGCAATGGGGGCTGCCGTATATTCTTTTCTGAGGGGCATCATCGCGGAGGTGAAAACAAGGGCCGCGCAAGGGGACCAGAGGGAGCCGGTAGAGGGATAGTCTTGCGTCGCGGTCCAGTAGAGATTCTGGCGGACCGTGGGAATGAGGAAATAGGGGTTGTAAGCCGGAGGGGGGACGGCATTGAGGCCTTGGAGAAGAGGGTTGTTGTTGAGAATATTCGTATATTGCTGGTTTGTGAAGAGTATCTCGTTCGTGTAGTTGTAGGGAGGGATATTCGCGCCAACACCGCCTATCTTTATCGGAGCCGGGGTGAGGGGAAACTGAATAGAGTCCGAGCCAATGGCCCCAAGGTAGGTGTTATTGAAGTTGGAAAGCAGTCCGAAGAGGTTTCCATTGAAGAAGAGGCGGAGGTAGGCCTCAGTGCCGGGAGCGGCTGGGTCGCCCGGATTATACACGGGCGGCGTGAAGGCCGGTATGGGGATATTTGTGCCTACCGGGTTGGGGCCATAGAAGTTGGGGACCGCGGACAACTGCCCAGCCACGTTGAAGGCACGGGTGTCTCCGTAGATTGAGAAAAGGCGGGTCTCCTCGTTATACTTAATAAAGGGCGCGTCGTGGGCCAGTAGCCAGTCATCAAATGTCGGATAGGGAAAGGCGGTGGCGATTGTGAGGTCATCGTCCCACTGTGTCTTGAAAGCAGTCCAAACGTCGCGCATAGCCGACAAGAGGGCGTTATTGACTAAATCGGCAAAGTGCTTGTAGGTATAAATCCAGTAGTAGCGGCTGCCGAGGTCTTGCTTCTTGATACCCGTCACTGGCACTTGGGGAGGGGGCGCGACTTGTATATTTTGCGTCTCGGAGATATACCGAATCGGGTTCGATATGGGTGTGACGGTGAATATCTTGAACAAAGCCACGCCATTTGTATCGGTATAGTTCCACATACGCTGGTAAGCGATGGTGACGTTGTAGATAGTCAGATTAGGATCGTTCTGAACCGGATACTCAAGGCTGTTTGTCTGAATAAGCGGTATGAATAGGGGCAGATTTTTACCCGGGCCGTTCATAGCAAACCGAACAATCGAAAAAAGATACTGTGATGCGTCCTTTACTATCGGCGCATCCCTTGTCTCATTGAACTTTACGACATTCGTAAGGGCTGCGCTATTCGTATCGGAGGTCTGAGTAGAGGTCAGTAGCGCGTTGTAATATATCAAATCGCTATCGGCACCCCCATCTACAACACTTTTGAACGAGTAGGACATTGGTTCTATATTATAGATATGTATAATTTTCACTTCCCTAAATCGCCATAGGTCATCTTAACCACAAATTCGTCCGGTGTGAGGCCACTTCTCTTAATCATTTCCCGATAGCGTTGTATGGATAGTCTGTAATAAAGAAGGCGACACACACAGTGCCGGCCGCACGTCTGAACATCATTGGCCAGTTTCTGTAGTTGAATCTTATTGAAGATGACGCGGCACCCACTATTCTCTAATAGGTTGGTGAGGTCCGGGTGTTCCATTCGCATCTGCTCGAGTTTTGACTTGGAAAGGCCGTCCTTCTGGGCGTCTGGGGGTTCGCCGTAGGGGTCAAAGAACTCAATCTGGCGCCCGTCCTTTATAAGGGCCGTCCAGTGGCCGGATTGCTCGTTTTGCTGTGGGTAGAAGATGATAGCGCGGCCCTTTCTATCAAATAGTTCATTAATATTGCTGACATTGGCTAAATCGGAATAGGTGGTTATTTTGATATTGCCTCCAAGTAGTCTCCGAATATCGTCGTCGCTCAATGAGTATCCTTCGGCTTGTTTCTCTGCTCCGGCTGTTAGTTGAGCCATTCTATTCTATCTTTATACTATAGAATGGACCAAGATACGGTGATATCTGCGTGCGCGTTGGCGATTTCCATCGGCGGCTCTATATTAGCCGTCATTAACCACAAAAGGATTCGTAGCAATTGCTGCGGCAAGCCGTTAGTAGTATCGGTGGATGTGGAAAATACCACGCCCCCAAAGCAAGACGATCTCAAAATAGATATTCCTAAAAATCACTCGTCAGAATGAAGGCCCTTTCGTCGGGCCGCTCCCTTATAAAGGCATATTCACTGACTTTGTTTTCAAAGAAGTTCGTTTTACCCTCGAGGCTAATCATTTCCATAAAACTAAAGGGATTCTGCGCGTTGTATATCTTGGGTGTTCCTAACTGGACCGCCAACCGATTCGCGACGAACTGAATATATTCCTTCATCATACCATCATTCATCCCGATCAATCTAACGGGTAGAGCCTCGGTAATGAATTCAGTCTCAATATTAACCCCGTCTTTGATAATCTGATGAATCGTATCGACGGGTAGTGGGTCAAACTGCTTATAGTATTCCACCGCAAAGTCGCAATGAAGGCCCTCATCTCTGGCTATAAACTGATTCCCCAACCCAAGAACGGGGCATATACCACGCGACT